GGGGAAACAGGTGAGAGTGAAAGATACCCAGCTAAGTACTCTGAAAAGGTTAATCCAGATGATGATGCATTCTGTATTGAAACAGGGTTCAGAAGTCAGTACATCATAAAGAACCAGATGGACATGCAGAAGTACGAGGAGAGGGGGTTCCCGGATGTAAGCGTGGGGTGCATAACTTATGGGGAGGTCGGGTGTTTTAGTATGATCAGAAGTAACGAGTACAATACTACACTAACTGACCTTGCCTGTGACCTTGTCTTGACTCTGGACTCCTTGCAGAAGAACTGCAGAAGCATAGTCCTGCAACAACTTTTGAACAGAGTTGGAGGTCTGGTGGATTCCAATATGCTTGACAAGTATGAGAAGATACAGTGGATAACTGAGTCTGATGAAAAGCAGATCCTGATCAGAGAAGCTGAGATCTTTGTGAGCGATATGGACCTCAAATGTCTAGAGTTTGAGAACAGAGTGAGAGCGTGGAAGACAAGACCATCAAGCTACTTGTCTGACTACCGGAGGTATGTGGAAGACAAGGAGACATTGAAAGAGCTATATGAGAGTATCCAACAGAGTAGGGCTTCGAGAACAGACAATGAACTCAGTGAGAGAACACTCAAGAATGTTATTTCTGGATTCTCAAGAATGTGTAGGGAATACACAAAAGTGTTTGGAGGGGATGAGTACAAGATGAAGAATGGCTCTCTCAGACACAGAGTAAGCGGATTGCTAAATTCTGGAGTGAGGTGCAGGCTTGAAGAGATAAGAATCACTCCAGATGTCTATTTGAATCTAAAGAACAGCTTTGAGTTCATAGACTCGTCTAATGACTTTGGCAAAGGAGGCAGCAAGATTAAGAGAGACGCTCCTAGAAGAGTTTGTGATGCTATGTTCAATCAGCTGACAAGGGAGATTGACGAAATAGGGCAAACTCTGGATTACAGCAGAAACTACAGATGCACAAGGAGTGGTTTTGTGAAAGAAGTGTCAAACTTATTCTTAATGAGAATAGGGTTTAGGAAGTTAGTAGGGTTCGGGCAGATAACGTGTGTGAATGCTTATGGGCTCATCACAAACATTTGTGCAAGGAGACAGAGTGGCTGTGATCAATCAGGGAATCATGTGTATTTACTTGGGGAGAAAGTGTCTGACTCTGAGACAGTGAAATCCCTTATGAATATGAACATGCAGACGTGCCTGCGTACACTTGAAGACTTAAGCATGATGCTAGTTATAAGTCAAGACGGGGAACTAACAGAGAATCTGGACAAGGCAAACTTTATTGGGTTAGAAGGGGAAGACAGACCGTTAACAATATTAGATAGCCTGCCAGTGGAAGATTGTCTGACAGCATTGTACTGCAGCAGTACACATGACTTAAAGTGGAGATGTGAGAGTCTATGTGTTGGATGCTCAGGGGTTCCTAATCTGTCAGAAGGAGTGCTAACATATTTGGAGAACTGTGGGGCACAGCATGATTACATATCCATTTGCAGGTCTAAATCGGAGCTAAGAATTCCAGAGTACTGCAAGGTCTCCCCTTCAATTGGACATGACTTAAGGTCTGTGACAGAAGGGTTGAAAGAAGAGACAATAAAAGACAGAGTGGAGAAAGCAGCTGAGGCCTTAAAGAAACTGAAGGAGATGACTGGGGATAGAAAGCCAAAGCTGGAGATTTACGGAGTGTTCACGTCACCAGATGAGCTCTACACCGCAAATAATGGTGTTGACCATTCTGATCAGTTTGAGGACTGGGACAAGATTAAGGAGATACTAATGATACATGGTGAAGGGACAGCAGCTTCTATGTGTGTGAACAGAATTAAGGAGGCTGATGAATTTCTGAATTCATTTGGAGTCTGTCGGATATCTGAATTATCATCCAGAATTGGATATGCACTGAGCAAGCTTAAGACTGGAAGAGATGCTACAGGTCAGGTGTTTATGTCTAAGGTTGAGGGATCCGGTGACAACAAGACCATTGTTATGGTGAAT